TCGGAGCACCTGCAAAACTACGAGAAGTTCATCCTGAGTTAGGTAGACGTGAGTCGGTTGACGTTGCTAGTGAGTGGATGAAAAGTAAAACGACAGGAGGTAATGATGGGTCTTGATTGTTATTTAGTACACGGCAACGACCGTGACAAACCATTTACTCACGAGGACGCAGAAGAAATAAAAGATGTCCAATTATGTGGAGGTATGCTCAGCGGTGGCGGTAGCGACGGTTCGTTTAGAGGCAAAGTATATGAACCTTTTGTTGATAAAGTTATGGGAACAGAAGGTATATGGCATCCTTATGATGACGAAGACGCTCACATAACTGCTGATGAACTTAAAGAACAAGCTAAGCAGATTGAGGTGGGTTTGTCAGCGTTCAAACCAGGAGAGACTATATCGATACCACATCCTTGGTACGATGAGAATGCTGAGTATGAGTATAAAGAACTAAAAGACCTCGCTACTTTGTTACATGTGGCAGGTTCACGTGGTGCAGTAATGCTCTGCTGGTATTAATAAAAAATAATTCATCACCCCTAAAAGCTCCTCGATGGATTGTTCTTTGACCCCGCTTCGGCGGGGTTTTTTATTGCCCTATTATTCTATTGTATTGTTATCTGGTAAAAGAAAAAAGTTTTTGAAAATAATTCTCTTGATTGGCTAATATCACTAATATACTAATAGAATCAAGCTACAAGGCTCTTGGTCAGTGGATTGTTGTGAGTGTCAAAAGTAATAGATTTTCTATTAGTTATTACAAATGTATGGTAAGATACCTAGAGGGCATGAGAAAAGTATATAATAATATTGTTTTACAATAATATATCAATAACATTATGCAAACCCAGGAGATACGAATGAAACAGCTAACATACACCTCATTAATGCCGACAGAAGATGGTAAAGCTTTCATTGATGACAAGGGTAAGACTTGGCAACCGCTCAACTCTAAACAAAAACTGTTTTGTAAAGAGTATTTCAAAGGACAAACAGCCACTGAAGCTGCTGTCAAAGCAGGGTATACCAAAGACAGGAAGGGTGCGAAGACACAAGGCAGTGTATTACTAAATCATAACCCTGTTGTACGAAACTACCTCATAGACTTGGAAATCTCAGCCTCTGAGAAGGACGCAGTTTCCCTAGAGAATCATTTATCCACTCTCCACGAACTACGGGAGGAGGCAAAAGAACAAGGTCAGATATCCGCAGCTATCACAGCCGAGGTTCATCGAGGCAAAGCTGGTGGACTCTACATTGATAGACGCGAGATACTTACCGCGAAGATTGACATGATGTCCAAAGACGACATACTTACTCGACTTGAAGAGATGATCAAGAGACGAGCAAGTGATTCGAACGTCATCGAAGGTGAGTTTACCAAAAAGGATTGAGCTCACTCTATCGTTTGCTCTACTACTCTACTCTATCAATCACTCTACTCTACTCTATACACTGACCACGTTCCCTTACCCATACACTGTTCTCTTCGTCTCTTCGTCTCTTCTTCCATTGTTCGTTGTCCCCTGTAATCTGTCCATTATTAGTGCATAAAATAAAAGTAAATAAGTTTAGTTCTTTGGTATACATTCGCAAAGTAAAGCAGTATGATATATGTAAGTTCAGCAATTAAGCTGGGTGGTTTTTCAAGAAAGGAGAAATACTATGAAAAACAAAACTATAGAAAAGAAAGCAACTAATAACTTCACTTCATTTAAAGTGCAAGGTAATGGAAGGAGATTTGATAAGTCTTCAGTCATCACTTTGAATACTGTTGCTAACGCTAACAAGCTACCTCATCAGGCACAGTGCATCCTATCCGCACTTGCTAGTGCTGAGGGTAACAGTCTGACTGTTGAACAGCTAATAGGTGAGGACGTTGCAGGATTAAATTCAGCACTTGACAAAGTAGTTGAGTTCAATACAGTCCAGACCCCTGCCAAGATATGGCAGTTCTACAAGAACAGGCTAATCAAGTCTGACTTCATCACAGTAGCTTAACAGCTACTGACTGACGAGCCCACTGCATCGCGGTGGGCTTTTCTTTGCCTGTCTTCCTCTCTTATTCGTCTACTCTATCTGCTCCGCTAATCGCGTATTCGCGACCCCTATACCCCCTTTTTCGCTTACTCGCTGGGACCCACCCGCCCTCCCCTGGACTTGCATCCTCTTTTGCAACTAGTTTATGAATAAGTCCCTATGATAAAAATTTTGCGAGAAAAAATTTTTTCGAATATACTTTCATGATGGCAGGCATATTAGATATACTTACAGACGCTCCAAAATTCAATGTTCAAAAACCTGAAGGCATGTTTGCGGGTCCTTTAGTTATGTCGGAAGCACCAAAACCTAAAGAACCAAGCAGACTTAATGAGTTATTATCAGAACTAAATGAACAAGACCGTTTTGATGCTTTAGAAGAAATACGAAAATCAGATAGAAAATCTTTCTCTCCTGAGTATATTTATAAAAAAGAGTACAAGAAAAACCCATACAGCTTCTTCGGTGACGGGTACGACGCTAATGTTGATTCTAAAATAAACCCAGAAGCAATGGAAACAGAGTTTTCTGATTTTATACAACTGTTTAATGACCCTAAAAACATGAAGAGTATAATGGGTTCCGAAACTTTTTCTCCGTTTGCACAAGACCTAATTCCTGACATAGCTAAGTACAAAGACCAACACCAAGCACTACCAAATAGTTTTAAAGACTTTTTAATGAATAGATACACAACAAAAACATAATGGGTTTTAAAATAAGTTTGGTTCTTGGATTCCTATTGGTAGCTTCTTTGGCAGGTTCTAAATACCTGTTCGACCAATTATCGCAATCTAAAGCTAACCAAATAGTTCTTGAAAGTAAAATAACCGAACAAAATGATTCAATTAAACAATACCTAGTTAAACAAGAACAGCTATCCACGGACCTTGGTTTGTTAGAAACCGAAAAACAAAACGCACTTCGTGAAGTCAATAAACTAAGACAAACATTTGCTAAGCATGATTTAGATAACCTCGCATTAAACAAACCAGGATTAGTAGAAAAGATTGTTAATAAAGGTACAAAACAAGTAATGAATAATCTTGTTGATATAACTACGGTAAAAGAAGATGAAACAACTACTAATTAGTATTAGTTTATTAATCGCGGTCAGTGGTTGTTCACTAATACCAACTAAACCTGTAG